GGGTCCAGCTCGACGGGGGGGGCGTGTGTTATGATTCATCACCTAGGGGTATACACCAAAAATACAAAAGGGCGCATTGGGTGGTAGCTTGACAGGTAAGGTAGTGTAGAAGTAGTGCCAAAAGATTCTATTAAGCAAAGTGTTGTAGGGAGCGAGGCATCTGAGCGTATGCTGGAGAAGCGCAAGCCTGATTTGGCTGTGAGGTGTTTAGAGATGTTGGCTGATGGGGTGGGGTATAGGAAGGTGAAGAAGGAGACGGGGCTTAGTTTTAATGCTATTGCTTCGTTGAAGGGGCGGCATAAGGAAGCGTTGGAGGTGCGGAGAGAGGAATTGGCTAAGGATGGGTTTGAGCTACTGGAGAAATACAGGCTGCTGTTGAACATGAAGTTGGAGGGGCTTGCTGAGGATTCCGACCTATTGAAGAAGGAGGGATTGAAGGATTTGCATACGGGGTATGCTATTTTGCAGGATAAGGCGTTACAGGCTGTAGAAGGCAATAAGGTGACGGTGGTGCATAGGAAGGAAGGGCCAAGCCTAGAAGATGCTATGGCGGCCATTCAGGAGGCACAGAAGCGTGTAAAGGGAGAGGCTATTGACGTATGAATGGTAAGGGAGATACACAACGACCTAAGCAGATTACAGAGGAAGAGCTTGAGGAAAACTGGAAGCGCATCTTTGGTCCTAAGAAATGAGGGCTAAGTCCATAGACATTCCTATATTCCATCGCACGGTGCATTTCCATCTGTCTGATGATGCCGATGCGGCGTGTCTTAGGGCTACGGGAGAGGGAATGGACGCTGTTAATGACTCAGGCATGACAGTGTTGAAAAACGGGGACGTGTATGTGTTTATATTCGAGGGGGAGGATGACGAGGACACGGTGGCGCATGAATGCCTACACGCAGCCAATTATGTTATTGATTTGTGTGGGATGCAGGTGGATGCGTGCAATGACGAGCTACAGGCGTATTTGATGGGGTGGCTGATAGCACAGTGGTATCAAATGGTTAAAGAATGAAGTGGCAGGACCATAAGCTATTAAAGCCCCCCAGTGACGAAGAGATGGCTAGGATGGAGCCTGCGGAGCTTGTGGAGCTTCATCGCATCTACCATGAGGCTATTGAGAATGCGGCGCGTGATCCCTATAGGTATGGCTTCAGCTTGCCCCATTGGAAATACGCTGACGAACTACTGAGCACCTTCCGCACCACGCTGCTTCTTGGGGCTAATCGTTCAGGTAAAACATCTTATTCTGCACGCAAGATTGTAGAGGCGGCGATAGAGAATCCTAACGGGTTGATATTCTGCTTCGCGCAGACGCATGAGATTTCTGTGTTAGTGCAGCAACGCGCTGTATGGGAATGGCTTCCAGCGGAATACAGAGTTAAGAAGGTGAACGATGGCAGTATCAGCTACACCTATAAGAACGGGTTTAGCGACAAGAAGGCCATCTTTCCTAACAAGACGCAGATTGTTTTCAAAACCTACACGCAATACCAACAGGACGACACGATTCTTGAGGGTATGGAGTTGGGAAGCCCAGAGCCCACGGTAGACAACATTGGTTGTTGGCTAGACGAATACCTACTGGGCATGGAGATGATTGACCGCATTATGCTGCGTAACGCTACGCACAATGCCAAGCTGCTCATTTCCTTCACACCCAAGGATGGGGAGACAGAGACGGTGCGCTACTACCGCAATGCCGCTAGCACCGTAGAGAGCAAGCACATAGAGGAGGGGCTAACAACTCCGCGCACGGTGCCATACGTCCAGCACAACGAGCGGATGAACACAGGCATCAGCTACTTCCACAGCAAGGACAACCCTTGGAGTGGCTACGAAAGCCTCCTAGAGCAGTGTGTGGCTAAGGGAGACGATGATTACGCGCTTACGGCCCTTTATGGGGTGCCTACGTCGGCAATGGCTAGCAAGTTCCCTCGCTTTAACCCAGACGTGAATGTTATACCGCATGCGGAGGTAGAGGAGAAGCTGGAGGACTGCACCCTATACATGGTGGTTGACCCTGCCGGCAGCAAGCCTTGGTTCATTACGTGGATTGGGGTGGATGCTACAGACACTTGGTATGTGTATCGTGAGTGGCCGGGAATCCTGTATGGCAAGTGGGCAGAGGAGAAGAACGGCAAGTGGGCAGCAGGAGAAGCGTGTCGCCAGCGGCTAGGCTATGGGGTTCGTGACTACGCGGAGGTTATACGCGAGCTTGAGGGGCAAGAGAAGATAATGACGCGCCTGATTGACCCTCGCATGGGAGCCAACAAATACAGCGCAGAGCACGGCGGTCAAAGCGATTACATTAGCGATCTAGAAAACCAAGGGCTAATTATGATTCCGGCTCCGGGCATCGACGAGGAGCCTGGTCTTCAGGCCATTCAAGACAAGCTTTCCTATAATCCACAGAAGCCGATTGATGCCCAGAATCGCCCACACTTTTACATCTCTGACGAGCTAGAGAACACCATATCATCTATGCAACACTATGATGGAAAAACACGGGACCATCCGTGGAAAGACCCAATTGACTGCCTGCGTTACGCGGCTGTCTACGGAATTGATTATGTTTCTAAAACCGGACTGCAAGCCACACGACCTAATAAAGGAGGATATTAATGAAAACCAAAATTACTAATTTAGCTAAAGACCTTGATGTCAGCGTAAACGACCTGCTTCATATTAAGGAAACAAAACTTATAGATGAGGACTGGAGCGGAAGGGGAAAGAATACTTGGTTTACGCAAGACGCTGTTAAAAAAATCTTTTTAGCCCTTGAATTGCCAGAGTTTTCTCCAAACGTAATATATGGAACTTATGTTCACGAAGCTCCTAACCCGCGTTGGGTTTATGCAAAGATTGACGGGGTGGATGGAAAGCGTCCGGTTCTCATTCCAAATAAACTTCGTGGTAAGCTAAAAGGTAAGAAATTTCCTATTAACGCTATTACCGACAATAAGGACACAACCTACAGGCATGCAGCACTTACCGGATATAACTTGTAATAGCAAGTGGGTTGACCAACAAATAGACAGGCTTCTTGGGTTTGAGGTTCTTTATCAAGAGCTTACTGGGTATCCTGATCCAATTGCCCCTTCTGTAATTTGTGAAAAGATTGGGGCGCATCCTACATTTACCCACACTGCAATTTTGTCTTTTTCTAAAAAATTTAATAGTAAAACTTTATGAACACTAAGAGCCAAGAAAAGTCTCTTACGTTTGCCTCCAAAGAGCCAAATGTTATGGTCTTGCAAAAAGCGTGCGATGATACGCTTGTAGACCTAGAAGCATACTTTCAGCAATGCCGTCAGAGTTATGACGACCGCAACAACATCTGGCCCGGAAAGAACCGAGACCTTCGCAAGCATGGCTCTGATGCGTTTCCTTGGGATGGTGCTTCGGACTCCGAGGCACACGTTATTGATTCCCGTATTAATAGCTATGTAGCGTTGCTTATTTCTTCTATGGTAAGGGCCAATATTCGTGCTTATCCCGTAGAGTTTGGAGACATGTCACGCGCCCGAGTGGTTAGCTCGTTCCTGAAGTGGATGGTGAGTAGCTACATTCCACGGTTTAAGAAGGAGATGGAAGCCTCAGCCAACCACCTTTTGGAGCGCGGAATGGCTATCACCTATGTTGGGTGGCAACGCGAAGACCGCAGCTATCTGCAACAGCTTGACCTTCAGCAGTTAGCTCAGGTTGACCTTCAGCTAGCCGAAATGGTTATGGATGGATCTGGAGACGACGAGCTTATTGCAATGATGCGCTCCGTCTATCCTTCGGTAACTGACGCTCGTGCTAAGAAAGCATTGAAGGACTTGCGGAAAAAAGGAGTGGCCGAGATTCCGGTTAGCCGTAGACAGGTTGATTGCCCCCTTGTTCAGTCTTTGACGCCCGATGGTGACTTCTTCTTCCCCTCTTACACCACTGACCCACAACGAGCCCCTTACTGTTTTTGGCGCACCTACTTTACGCCACAGGAGCTAAAGAACAAAGTGTCTACAGAAGACTGGGATGCCGACTGGGTG